TGTAAATTTTAACTTCTCACCTTCTTGTATCATAGGATACTTTTTGTCCAACTTCATCTTTTGAAGATTATGATTATATAACAATGCACCTTTCACATGAATCGGTGTGCCTTTTTTATATAGTGAAGATGAATCAAAGTATTCTGAAAGTCCATTGCATCCACGAGGAAATGAAATTTCTTCAGCGGGTAATGTGTTAAATTCTTTTTTAAAGTTTGCAATAAATTCATGAATATCAGATTCAGTTCCATTTATCATCAACTCAATTGATTGCTTCATCTTCTCACGTATTGCAGATGGTGTTGAAGATTTAACCATTTCCAAACCCATCACCTTCATTTGAGGTGTCTTATATTGAACACCTTCATTATTATAAACATTTAAAATGTATCTTTTCTTTGCTGTCCAAATACCTTTATCTGCAAGACCTTCACGTTTCATTTGCATTTTTTGTGCATAGGCATTGACATATGTAGCAAGATTCTGATAACTTTTGTCAATAAATGGTTGTATCTTTTCTTCACAAACACGATCCATGAATTTGATGATTGATTCAGTATCTTTCTTTTCCGTATAAATCTTATCAACAAGGTTACCAAGCCGCAAATATATCGAATCTGTATCCGATGCAATAACATAATCCACATCTTTCGTTTTCAAAAGATTATTCATATAACCATTTATATCATTTTCAATCCAACGAATAGATAATTGACCCGCCAACGTAACTGCTAATGCCATCCTCAAATCATAAAATCTAAAATATGCTGAACCCAATGCACCATACGCTGAATTTAATGTTACCTTTTTCGCTAATTGTAGATTGTTATACCGAGCAATCTGTTTTTCCAAATCATATTTTATCTGTTCGTTTGTTTCTTTTTCATATTTCTTTTTAGCTTCAATCATCAATTTCTTAAATTTACTTCTATCAAGATACATTTCTTCCAACATTTTAGGAAGAAAACCTTGTTTGTCTGTTCTAAACAATTGACCATTTGGTGTCAATGTTACATTAACAAGCCCGGAAGTATCAATTTGTTTCATTAATAAACCATTTACATTTATGTTCTGTAAAAGAACCTTTCTCATTTCTTCTGTATAATTCTCAGGTTCAATGATTGTTTCAGGACTTATGTTATATTGTTGCATCAAATGTGGATATAGAGAATTCAAGTCAAATGATGCAACAAAACCATGCATACCGATTTGTGGATCCTTTACATATGCACCTTCAAATGCAGCATCTTTTTGTTTAAATTCTTTGGGTTGAACAATAATCTTTCTTTCTAAAAGATAATTATAAATCAAAGAATCCCACATTCTTGTTTGTGTAAATACATCTTCAAAATTACATTTGGTATCATATGCAAGTGTTAAAGATAATTCAATCAACTTCAACTTATCTTCTAATTTTAGAATCAGTTCAACGTCTTTGATGTTATAATCAATAAATTTCTGATAATCTAATTTATAAAGTTGATGAAGGTTATCATATTCTTCAAATGATAATTTACCTTCACCTAATTCAACTTGTGCAATATTATCTAATCTATAGTTTTCTTGTGATTTACCTGATGGAGCAAACCATTTGTATAATTCAATATAGTCAAGACAAGCAATACCAGATATATCATATGATATTAATTCTTGATTAACATTCTTTTTAAACACTTTTCTTTCGTTAATAAAATTCCAAGGTGAAAGTTTTTTAACTTCTTTTTCACCAAGAATACGTGTCATTCTATTAAAAAGATAAGGAATATCAAAGAATTTAATATTCCAACCAGAAATTACGTCAGGACAATTTTCTTGCCAATCATCAAGAAATCTTTTGCAAAGAGAATATTCATCACGACAACGCCGATAATCAATATCTTCACGGTAATTATTATATTCACCACAACCATACACAATCGTATTTTGTCCAAGACGTTTAATACTGATTGCAGTTATAGGTTCAGATGCAATATAGGGATCAGGAAAACCATTTTCAGAACCAACCTCAATATCAATGATACCAATAGAAATTTCATTGATATCCCAATCAATCATTCCTTTATGTTCATCAGCAATAAAAGCATATTCAAATCTTTCATTGCCATATATTTTGAAGTTATCTACTTCACTATACTGTTTAAAGAAATTACGTGCTTCACGAACATCTTCAAACTCAATCGGTTTAAGATTTTCACCAAATAGAGTTTTATATTCGGATGGTTTATCGGATATCAAATACAACGTCGGCGCATAAGGTATTTTATAATTTACACGCCGACGATTCTTTATACCACGATATAGAATGTTTTTACCAACACATGCTACATTTGTATAATACATTAAACTTTAACTTCGTATTCAGGTCCAAAAACTTCTAAAGTTAACCAACGTTTGGGAAACAACATTTCCCTTCCACGAAAATCATTCATATCACAAGTAGGATCAGATACCAATCCAATAAGTTCTACCATTCCATCATATCGAAGTTCCATATCATACTGCTCCGCCTTAGGAAGGTTGTTCTCAACAGCAACTTTTTTTGCGATTTCACGAATGTTCATTTGTTTCCTTTATAGAGTTTAAAATAATATTATATCAAAAAAATTAACCAATTTCAATACTTACTGCTTTCTTTACCGTTTCTTTCATTAATTCCGATTCATAGGTTCTCTTACGCAATTCAGAAGAACTAAATCTATGTTTACGAGAATTATACCAAATCTTTATTCCTCTTTCTTCACATATTGCTTTACCTGTAAAATCTTTATCACGATATTCTTCACCAATAACTCTTACTGTAATAGGAAGAAACATCAACATATCTTCTAAATCTTTTTCTGTATTATATACAATAATTTCATCAACAAACTTTACTGCTTCTAATTGAACATATCTTTCAACTATTGATTGTACAGGTTTATTTTTTACGCCAGGTCGATCAATCGTAGGATCACTTTGCAAACCCACAATCAAATAATCACATATATTTTTTGCTTCAGCTAACATCAAAATATGTCCTGAATGCAATAAATCAAATGTTGAACAGGTAAAACCAATAGGCTTTCCAACCATCTCATCAGGTAATACAAGCATTATCTATCTTCCTTTTTTGTTAAATTTGTTAAATGTATTTGTCCATTTTTCTCTGAAATGTCTAATGTATCTCCTAATTCCCAAGACATTTCTTTCAATAATTCTTCAGGTAATTCAATAATAGCATCACCATTATCCAATATTTCCAAAACTTGACTAGTATATATTTTCATAACAATATCAATTCAACATTAGATTCTTTAAATAAAGTTTCTGTAAGTTTAAAACTTTCAATCCATCTTGGATTATTATTAAAGGGAGCAACAACAGTTTTGATACCACTTTGAATTATAATAGATGCACAACGACTACATGGCATAAATGGATATGTGTATAGAGTTGTATTTGTAAGATTTTGTCTTGCGAAAACGATTGCATTAATTTCACCATGAACAATCATTTCATATTTGATATTTCTATCATTAAGACGTTCCATTGAATCATTAACATTCATTGGAAAACCATTATAACCGGTACTGATGATTCGTTTGGTATCATCAACAATCACGGCACCGACTTGTGTGCTTGGGTCTTTACTCCATTGTGATATATGTTGTGCTAAATCTAAAAATCTTTTGTGCCATTTATATTCCACTTATATTTTCTCCAAGAATCCATCGCTTTTTCTAAATTATCTATTTGTTCAAAACGAATTGTAGTCATAATACCATTATCGGTATTTTTATCTAATCTTTGTAATTGCTTTATACGTTCTGATAAAGCATCAATTACTACATCAAATTCATCACTCGGATTCTGGTTCATCATTATTCACTTTTTTATCTCTTATTGGAGGACGTGCTGCAATAAGTTGTGCATCAATCATAATATTTTTGTAGAATGTTCTTTCTTCACCTTCAAGATTTGTCAACATTCTTTTTGTGCTTTGTTTCATTCTAAAATTTTTATCAGTTTTCATATCAATCCTATAATATTATAAAAAGGGAAGGGCATTGCACCCTTCCCATAAAAGTATTATGCTACTTTTTTAGTTTCATTCAAAAGTTGTTTTTCAGGTTTAGGAAGATTTAATTCTGAAGTAATCTCAATACTACGAGGCTTTTTACTTTCAGGAATTATGTTTTCCAATCCAATACGCAGAATACCATCTTTAAATTCTGCACCACGAACTTCAACTGTTTCAGCGATATGAATTGTTTTTGTAAAAGAACGGGTACCAATACCTTTGTGGAGATATGTACCGATTTCTTTATCTTTCTTATCACCACGAATAATCAATTCACCATCCTCAACGGTAATATTAATTTCGTCTTTTGAAAAGCCTGCAACAGCCATTTCAACGACATAAACATTATCATCAAGTTTTAGAATGTTATGTGGTGGAAAGTTTGAAATAGTTTTTGTAACATCCATATCAAGTAGGCGTTCAACATCTTGAAAAAAACGATCAAAGCCTAAAGTTGAATGTGTAAGTGGTGCAAATGAAATACGTCCGATTGTAGTCATATAGTCTCCTTTTAGTCAAGCAAGTTAAATTTGTGACCCCGAAGGCATCACATTTCTATTTAGCAAGGATTTCATAAGCATCCTTGTTTACTAGAAATTCTCTATTTGGATTATTTTCACGATAAACTTTTATAAATGTATTTTCACCATTTATAACGGTTTCATTAATATCCCTAGTATATACAATTTCACTTGTATATCTATTTTTCAATTTTTTTACTTTCAATTTTTTCATGATAAACAACAAAACTATCTATTATATGATTTTTTACCTATATTGTATTTTGCAACTAATTCCCAATCATCTTTTTCTTTAAAAGCAATGATTTTAATTTGATGCAAAGGTGCAATATTATCTTTCATTATATCAGGATTTAGAATAGTAATCAAGCCCCATTCAGATAATAATTTCGCAATCGCATTACGTCTTTGAATATCATTATCGGAAATGTTTGAAGGTTTTCCATCCAATGCAAACAATTCTTTAAAATGAGTAAGATAATAATGTCCCTGTTTATGTAAAATGTGACAGGATTGATATAAAATCTTATCTTTTCTTGATGATACACCGATACGAGTAAGTGTTTCTCTAACTTTTAGAAAATCATCTTGTTCATTTAATTTTATTTCTATGAATTTAGTCAAATCAACCATTTTTTTGTCCTTTCAATCCACCAATCTCGGTTTGTTCTTTTATTTTTTGGATTTGTTCTTTACTAAGTAGATTAAGAACCTCTTTTGCTTTCGAATCGGAATATCCATAAACAAACTTTATACATTCCAAATCTTCACTTTCAACAGGCTTTATCCACTTCGCAAACGATCTTTTCTTAGACCTGACAGTATTTAGCAAAAATGAATATTGTAACTTTTTATCCAAATGATGCCTCATGTTCATTTCATTTGCAAAATAAACACAATCCTGATGATAAGATAAACTCCTATTCACAATATAGGGATTATAATCTTTTTCAGACTGTTCATCAACTATAATATCATTCTTCGTTTGAAGAATCTCTTTAACATAATCAAATGGATTACTCATAAAATTCTTATTAAAGCTACAAAATCAATACATATCAAAAGTAAATAGTTAGCCAAGAGACCAAAAGAACGCCTACTATATGCAGCACAGCCAAACAAAAAACACCCAATAATCCATAAAGGATATAATAATAGTAGGGGTGGTTCAGGCACAGTGATCGCCATAATAACACTACATGATATACTAAGTAACCAAGCGATAAACTCAGCACAAAACCGTAGGCGATTAGTTCTAAAATCATTCTTTATCCATTGTATCATTTAAATTCCAAATTAACCATCAATTCAGTCAAACAAGCAACAATGTTTATCTCACTATCCGCAACAAAAGCCTGTTTATATTGATAATCAGCCAAAATAACAACTGCTTGTGGAATACTTTGTGGCTTCAAAATATCATAAAGATTATCATAAAGTTTACGAAAAAATGTCTGCGAATCTACTTGATTACTCGCAACCCATTTTCTAATCGCACCAAAGTCTTTTTCTTTTAAATATTTTACAATGTCCTGAATTGACAACTCAACAACTTGTGCAAGTATTCCAGTCCCAATCTTACCAAATTGAGAAAAACGTTGCAATTCATTTATTGTCCTACGAAAATCTGGAAAATGTTTTTTGATAATTTCAGCAATTACTTTTTGCTCAAATTCAACTTTTTCAGATTCAAGAATAAACAAAATACGTTTAAAAAACAATGCTGCCATTTCAACTTTTTCATCGGCTTTTAAAGTGAAATCAATTACAGCACATCTTGAATGCAAAGCATCCATAATCTTTGCTT